CTCTTGGGACGCATACATTTCAGTGAATAGTCCCACTTTATCTGGACACGCATTCATTTCTTCAATGTACCGAGTAATATCGTCGGTATCAGCCCAGGACGGAGTCACAAGAAAACACTTTGAAAGAATTTCACAATACAATTCAAGATCGTTTACATACAATTTTTTTGAATGACCCAGAAGCATTCTGGCGACAACACCCGACCCAGAAAAAGCATCCACGCACGTTTCGGGTTGAAGCCTCTTCACAACTTTTTCAATTTCTCCGATGAGTTTTCTCTTGTTACCAATGTACGTTATCATTGGCTGGTGAATGAAACCATCCATCCTTACTCTTAAAATGTGTGAAATCTCTAACTCAAAAACATAAGACTATACTAAAATGGAGACCCTGAACCTGGCGGATAATGGCGATGGAATGGTACCACTTAATGACAATCCAACAACAAGTTTTGTGAATAATTCTGAACCTGAAAAAAATGTGAGTGAAAATAAACAGACTATGGACTCTACTCCAATTAATGATATTATGATGGAACCACCAATGATGATGGATGAGCCCAAGATGCAAGGCATGATGCCACAAATGACTGCCCCACAACCCCAGGGTGCGTATGCGATGCCACAACAAGAACAGAAGGCCCCAGAAAGTAAGAACCCATTCAACCTTACTGATGATCAAATGATCGCCCTTGTTGCGGGTGCTGCGGCTGCCCTTGCGGTGTCTAAGCCAGTTCAAGACAAGCTTGTCACTTCAATCCCCAAATTCCTTAACGAACAAGGGAGCCGAAGTATGGTTGGCTTGGCTTCAACGGGTTTGGTTGCTGCCGTGGTCTTCTACTTTGTGAAGGATCAAATTGTCAAGCCCTGATTTGACTCCCAACCCATATTTGAATAGATTGAGTTATCAATACCTGAATAATAGGTAATCAAAGCTCCAACAGTAAATGCTGTCATGAGCAAGGCACTCAACTTAAGTGTCTTGCCTTTGTCACTTCCATATTCTTTGACCGCCTCCTTTGTATCTTTCATGATAAGATTAAACACGTACATAATAATGAGAGCAAATAGACTTGACGCCAAAAAGAACGAGCGATCCACAGCCAATCTTGGAATGCTTCCCACAATGAGACGCAATACATTTGGAACAACCACTGTGAGCCACAAAAGGTTGACTGTGTAATTGTTAGTTATGTGTGGCACCAATGTGACACCATAGATGGCGAGCCAGTAGGCTATCACCATAATCAAAACATTCAATGGTGTTTTCATTTAATATGTGGGAAGAAGATTATTTATCCTGAATGTGCTGACCACAAAACTTAGTTCTCTCGGGGATCTTCTCATAAATACCTAAATCTACACACATGTCACGAAGTTCAAGGTAATTGTTCCAAAATTGATCTGAGTGGGAATACTCTTCAACTGTACAGTGAGCCAACTCGTGGATGAGGACATGGAAGATTTCATTTGGAGACCCATCGAGACACACAGCAATCTCTTGTCCCTTGTTTGTATTGTAGCCGACGGATTCACTCATGGAGTGGAATCCCGTGAGTGGCACACAGCGCACGAGCATTTGAAATTTAGGGTGACCAGTAGAAGCAATGTGTTCGCGAAGGACACGGTACTTCTCCTTGACCTCGACGAGTTCCTGGGGCTCTTTGGTCTGGGAAAGTATCCATAGGTTGATGAACAAAAGTACAATGAATGCGATCATCTCTTATATACAAAGATAAATTTGCTATACAGTTCCGAGATTGGATTGCCTGTGAGTCCTTCCCACAATTCTAATCTAAATCCCATCTCTTCTAAGTGTGTCACGAGGAGGTCGCGGTAGGCTATTGGCTCTGACTTGGGTCCATCAGCGTAGAACGGGGTATCCACCAAATGTACAAATAACTTTTCACCGTAACCACCATTCCCATGCCCCTTCATGAGGAAGAAATTACCCATCTGGTCCTTAAAGGGTGTTCTAAATATGATCTTCTCTGAGTCTGGTATGATACCTATGAGCCTCCCACCAGGTTTCATTCTCTTTTTGATTTCCCTCAAAGAACTAAAAAACTTTCCGTGACTTTCAAAAATATAGTGAAGTGAAAAGTTGTAGCACACAATGTCAAACTTTCTATTTGGACAATCGTGTATGTCACCCTCATAGAAGTTTACCCGCATGTGCATATTTTTTGCACGTGACCTGGCCTCCACAAGGGCTAATGGTTCTGGATCACACATACTCATATTTGCCCCACACCTGTGCCATTTTTGAAGATCTCCACCGAAGCCACATCCCACATCCAGGATTTGATGTCCCTCAAGTGTCACACTCTGTATGAGTTCCCTCTTGGCATTGTTGTGATTCCGACGGATCTCTTCCATACCTTTTTAATTATTCATTCTTTTAAGGTAACTTAAGTTGTATATCTTCAGGACCAACTGGTGAAGATGGAAGCCAGTTGAATAAGTAATAGTAGACATGACCAGTACCTTTGAGAAACTTTAACTTTTCCAAGTCTTCTCCACTTTGACCAATATCAAGTGTATTGAATACATCATAGCCTTGATTCCTTGCGAGCACAAAAGCATCATTGTAGACATCACCCACAATGTAAAAGCTATAAACCTGTTTGACAGTGTCTCGTCCATCAACGCGGTCGTAGGGAATTTCATAGAATGAAATGAAATCATCTGTTTCATCATTTACATACGAGTGAATTGGGAGCATCCAATGCTTGACCCATTCTTTGTCAATGTGGGGTGCCACCTTGAAACTCTCAAAGTACTTTTTCAGCACTTTGGTTACTTTTGGTACATCCCGATGAGTCATTCTTCTAAATTGAGAGTTCCCACGAATTTCAAAGTATTTTTCCCTCAATCGATTTGTTTGGTAAAATCCAGTCTTCACAAGTCTCTTCACATTGAGAAAGCGATGCCAATATGAACTTTTGGCGACAGATCCAGGTATCTTTGTGACCGCCGTGTAAATGGCCTGCCATACATTCTCGGTATTAGCAATTCTCTTGATTTCACTGATGAGCACTGGAGCAAATCCTCTGTCCCTATAGTCTGGATGAACACAAAGGAAATTGATTTGGACCATTGGGAGTACATCTTGACACACTCTTACTTTGGTTGGTACACTTGAGATGTATCCAATGAGTGTACCAGAGGCATCTTCGCGGATACCTCTATTCTCATGACTGGCGGCCCATTTGAGGGTTTCGGGGGAGTATGACAATCTAAACGTTTCATCACATACATAATGATCATGTAAGAGTTTATGCGCTTCTTCGAGAGGTGGTTTACACCACGAAAATCCCTGAGGGAGACTGACTGGTTCATGTGTGATCACTTTCTCCTTCTCAATCTCCCTGCCACTTTCATAGGTGTACCCATCTTGTGGCACAGGTTGTTTATCCCAAAACGTCCTCATTTGTAATACAAGTAGCTTAAAGTTTTAAGTACTGTGTAACATATAAACATGTCTCTTGAGCAAGATTACACCACTGTTCCAGGTCAATTGTATGCGTGCCTCTCAGTTGTTGGTCCAGAAGCCCCACAAAAGAATGATAAGTTTGGTATTAAGATTCGAGGTGCTTTTGCGTCCCGAGACGAAGCCGCATCACACGCGAAGCGTCTTCAAAAGGAGGACTCAACCTTCGACATCTATGTTGTGGACATGTACAAATGGCTCTTGATTCCACCAGATCCCCTAAAGATTGAAGATGTCCACTATCAAAACGAAAAGTTGGAGGAAATCATGAGTGGCTACAAAGAAAATCAAGCCGAAGCAGCTCGCATGTTCAACGAACGCAAGCGAGACATGATGGAAGCGAAGTCCTATACTAAGCCAGGTGACGAAAACTCCATGTTCTACACGCGTCCAGATGAACCACCAGTCAGTCACCCAGCCGAGGTTCTTGAAAAGCTTAAGAAAGAAAAGCCAGATGCCCCAATGGAAGACTTGGTAAAGGAAGCTGATGCTGTTGTCGCCGCCGAAATCGAGGAACGACGCAAATGGCGTGAAGCGCAGGCGGCAGAGTCATCAACTGATGCCAAGATCGAAGAGGCCAAAGAAGAAGGTGAACCAGAAGTCTCCTCGGCCTAATTTAAATATTCGTTAATTTTAGAACAAAATGTGGAAAATAATTTTGACCATTATTTTGACGAGTGCGTTCTTTATTTTGTTTTTTGAACCAGGTAAAAATACAAAGATGGTTTCAAAGAACAAAAGTAAGCCATCAACAGCCACGGGTTTTATAGAAGATACTCGAGACGCGTTTATAGTACCTGTATATCCAACCCAGGTGATGGATCGTGACATTACAGGTAAAATTATTCCAGTGTATGGAGACATTGGTACATTCACTGGATACTCAAGCGTACCTGAGGATCACTGGTTGCATGGTTTTCCCCATGAAAAAGCCTAATAAGAAAACGGCGAATGCTACGATCCACGTTGTTTTGTCTATACCCGAGATGAAATCTGTCTTTTCCAATGGAAAATGTTGTGGCGGTGGTGGGTACATCATTTCAGGAGGTTGAAAATAGTATTGTTGGTCGTCAATCGGTGTACTATCTTCATTCTTCTCTTCTTGAGTTTTAAATGGATCATTTGCGGGATTATAATCAATTGGATTTCCAATATCAGTTTCCATTTTTAATATAGCCCCTGTTTTTTTTAAGTGTCTTCTTCCTCACTTTCACTCGCTTCGTCGTCGTCCACAACAAAATCCTTTAGGCTATCATCGTCATCTTCGTCATCTTCACTATCGTCATCTGAGTAATATTCATCTTCTGTGTCAATGTCCGAACCAATATCCGAATCATGCTCTTCTGGAGAGTAATCATCTTCAAGTACGGTCTCTTCGGGTTGATACAACTCGGGTTTCTTTATCTGTCTCCCAGATCGTGTTCTTGTTTGGACCATTTAATTATTTAAAGCTGTTTACCTTTTAAGTATCTTTCTTAATAAGAGCTTCTTTGACTGTACCACTGAGTTCGTGCGTTCTGGCGGTACTCTTTTTACAAATTGGACACTTTTGAGTAATTTTTGTACCCTTGATGACATATGACATTGTACAGTCCTGGTGGTCACCCTTAATCGTTTCACAGTATGTTGAAGTTGTGAGAGCTGTGAAAATACCTTTTTGTTGTTTGATACTCACGACGCGGGTTCCTTCTGGACACTTCATACACCTACGCATGAAAGACTCGAGGGGTCCCTTCACATCACACTGTTTAATTTGGGGCTTCTCCTCAAACTTTTTGATTTCTGGACACTTTTTGAGTTCTTCCTTCTTGGGATACAACTTCCCAACCACCTTTGGAGGGAGGGTATGCTTACGTCCATAAAAGTCTTTACAGAATCCATCACGCCTTCCTCGAATTGTCTCGCAGCGACAGAAACACTTTTGAGCGATCGTTGTGCCACTGATATGAAACCACACATGATTGGAGCTGTGAGCCCTCTTGAGGTTCTCACAATATTTGGAATTTGTCGATACGAGATAGGTCTCCTTGTGCTTGAAGAGTTTTGTTACCACGGAGGTGGACTGTCCCTCCATATTCCTTTGTACAAAGTCTTCAATGAGACCCTTGAGTTCGTCATTCTCAATTTCATCCCTCGTCTGGGCATCCGTGAAAGAGCCTTCCTTAATGACAGATGATGGGGGTTCCACTGTGATGTGTTGTGGCTCGTTCGTTCGAATGGAAGACATTTTAAGAATATCCAAGTTTGGACCCGAATCAATCTTTGTCAATGTACTGAGTGGACCATGGTTATAAATAAATAGGGGCAGATAGGCAACCTGTACAACTTTACCCTTCCCATGACACTCTGGACACCCCTGACCACCGCATACTACATGCTTTGCCATCTTGTGGGACCATGGCATACGGAATCCACTCCCCTTGGATTTTCTACGAACATCGCCATAGACTGCTGCATCCACAATTTCATTCCAATCTGTACCACCCTTGGCCTTTGAGAGTGCCACGAGAATGTGTTCTCTGAGTGCGATGGCCGACGATTGATCTACGACGAACCCTGGCCAATTGAGGTGTACACCAGTCTTTGTATACTTCCCAACCGTCTTCGGTGGTGACACGGAAACGAGACATTTCTTTCCGCCATGGCGTTTCACTTTATCACAAATGATCTTGCAGATGTCTTGGATTTCATCGAGGGTGAGAGAACGTGTATCCTTGTAGTCAATATCCACAAAGAAGTTGTACTGAGGACTCTTCTGTTCAACGACAAAGAGTTTTTCACCAGACTTGACAGCCTCTATATACTTCTCGTGAAACTCATTCAATTTATCAAATGGCACGGAGAGGACACCACCGTCCATGAGCACATGTGATAGATTGGTTGCATTATTAAATTTTTGTTGTGTACACCACTTTTTAAACATACCTTTGTATCGCGTCTAACCTCTAAACCACCTCATGACAGAAACGTCTGTGTATTCTTTAGGTGATTCTGTGAGTTCTTTCTTTATAACAAGGAGTTCATAGACCTTCTTATCTTCATTTTCCTTTATCCACTCTTCCACTTCCTGTGGACAGAGACCTCTATTCTTTTCAAGGAGTTCTCCAATCTGCATTAAAATGTAAGCTTTTGACTTCATTCTACTTTATAGAGAATGTTTTTCTATTGAGGGAACTCACACACGAATAAAACTCTGGATTTTTAAGAACATTATCTATGATGAGTTTCCACCTCTTTCGGGTATTGAACTCTTCAAGGGTATCAAAACTCATATAGTCATTCTCATCAAAAGTCTTTTTTATTGGTTGTTTATTGATTTTCTTTAGGTTAGTCTTTTGTTTCTCTTCGTAGAACTTTTTTACGAGTGCCTGTTGTTGAGCTCTGTTATAATTCACGAAAAAGACGAATACATTGTACTCCAAGTCGACTGTGGGGCTTTCCTTCACAGTGAACTTGAATTCTGTATACTCACCGTTCTTGAGGGCAACCGTACCCCTGGTCTCTTCCTCAAGTTCCCTAAGAGCACAACGAAGGGGGTTAAAGATCTCTCTCCGCCTGCATCCACCTGTGACAAATATCCAATCCTTGAAGCGCCGATCCCTGACTGTGAGAAACCGGGGCTTGTCATCAGCAAAGCTGACCGGTATCGCTATAGCTTTGTATTTTTTCATTGCGCATTCGCAAGTTATAATAAACGGATATGATTATTCTTCGGGTTTCTCCTCAGTTTTGGACTCTGGTTCGGGTTCAGTTTCAGGTTCGGCGACTGGTCGCGGCTCTGGGGCACTGAGGCGTTGTACCAAGTGGGCTGAGAAGTTCTTGAGGTTTTCGACATCGGTTTTGGCCTTATTCATCTCCCTGAAAAGGAAGATAACACCAGCGATCGCGACAATTGTGGCAATCATCATGAGGGTTTCGCGGTCCATTGGAATCATTATGGTTTAATTGTACCCCTTCTTTTTAAGTAAGTGCATGGCCTGTTGAAGGGCATTCATAGGGACTTTGGGCAAATTGCACGGCTTGGTAATGCGTAGGCTGACAGGACTTGTCAGTTGGTGGTGTGGACTGACCAACATACTTTTCAAGCGTCCTGGATTTGGGATCGTACGTCAATACAAAAACGATGGCGAGGAGGAATACTATGTTCCACATGTGTTTTATTAATTAGTTAGAATATAAAAGGCCGCCCATACCGTTCTCGATACGGATAATATTGTAATTTACGGCATAAATATCGTCGTCGCAATCACGAGTGTCATTCACGATGCGAGCTGAATCAAGGCGAGAGAAGTTGAGAGTACCAGTGGGCTGAAGCTTGCCAGTTTCCAAGCAGAATGGATACACGAAGAGTGTCTTGAGGGTCGCTGGCTTGGCAGAGTTGGTTGTGTTGAAATAGAGTGGGACGTGGGAGAAGTTTGGATCCGCAAACTTGAAGTCAGCCACATCGGTCCCGTTGATTTGAAGCTTGAGCTTGTTATCATCATTGAGGATTTCGAGGGCTGAAGCCTTACCAGCAGCGAGATACTTCACTGGGTGGTTAAAGTTGAGCTCTTGAATCTTAGTCGCAGAGGCAGTCGCCTTTTGGACTTGGGTGATGATCATGTTTTGTGGGTTGGAAGCGAAGAACTCGCGCTCTTGGGTATCCAAGTACACGTAATTGGCGTAGACGTCCCACTTGTCAGTGGCCGCCGCGGAGCCCCAGGTGATGCGAAGTTCCACATCGTGGTACTGGAGGGCAATGAGGGGAAGGGCGGTTTGGAGGTTTTCGCAGAAGGCGAAGCGGAGTGGGTAGAATCGGGAAGTGTTGGCACCACCGAAAAGGTCACCCGCGACCGACTTGGAAGAGTTTGTGGCTGAGAGCACTGGAGCGATGAGTGTGGAATAGGTAGAGTCTTGATCGTCAATGACCTGACCACCGATGAGAAGCTCAACCTTGGCAATCTTTGTGCGCCAATCAGCAGCACTGTACCCCTGGGCAGCGGAGCCGTCATTGGGGACCAAGTAGACATAGCTGAGGAGATCCCCTTTGCGTTCAAATCGAACACTGGACATACCCCCATTTGACACATTCCCCTGGATAACTTGGCGTTCCACAGTTTGGGAGAAGTTTGTGTGGCGCTTGTAGGTACTACGGAAAAAGCTGATTTCGGGCGAGCCGACGAGGTGCGCATCCTGGGCACCGACAGCAACGAGTTGGGCAATACCACCAGACATTTTATAGTATAGTGAGAGTTTTTTTTAAGTTCACTGGTGTATAAAATGGTTGGATTTATTAGAGGTACCTAAATATCATCTATGTAATTTTCAAGTTCCGACTTCAATTCATCATACACGGTAGTATATAGATTGTCTGGTAAGTCATCTGTTTTTACAGTAACATGGAAACTTTTTAGTGGTTCTTGCTTATCTGTTTTAGAATACCATTCATCGAAGCACCCAACTGTACTATAATAAACGTTTGAATTACTATCATTGGCTTTTCTGCAACAGACTTCTCTTATAGAAATATAAACATTCTCAACCGACACACCGTTTGGAAGTGTTTTTTGTTCATTGACGACAACACCCATTTATTGTATAATGGATAAATTAATTTAGTTCAACGACACACACACCAGCGACGAGTTGTTGACCCCATGCACTGGCGGCATCGGTGCGCAATACATTGAGTTCAGCACCAGTTGTAGTTATGTTATTAATCGTCACTGTAAATGTATCACCGTAATCGCCGACATTCATAGGTGTCGCAGTAATTACCAACTTATTTGTGGCAGCTGCTGTAAAGCCATATGAGAATGCAACCTGTTTAAAATCTGCGGGTGTGCCACCACTGTTGGCCCCCACTGTGACCCGTAAATACACAATATTCTTCACTAAGGACTGCACTTCACTCGTACTACTATCACGAACTAATACACCTCCACCTGAACTTGTGATCGCACGAATGGGACTGATATAAGTGCGAGATGTACCACCTGAGTTGAGTGCAGCACCTGAGGCATTGAGGATGATGCTATTTGCATGCGTTGTATTGTGACCCGCGAGATATCCCAGGGCGATGGATTGGGTACCTTGGGAGACCATACCCGCGCCATCCCCCACGGCGACGGCCAAACTGCCTTGATTGTTCGAACCCGCATTGAGCCCCACGGCGACGGCGTTGGAGCCTTGATTGTTCGCACCCGCATTGGCCCCCACAGCGACGGCGAAGCGGTCTTGATTGTTCGAAGCCGCATTGGGCCCCACGGCGACGGCGGAGGAGCCTTGATTGTTCGAACCCGCATTGATCCCCACAGCTGTGGCGTACTCGCCTTGCGCCGTGTTACCAGCAGCGCGCCCCACAGCGACGGCGTTGGCGCCTTGAGAGGTCCGTGCCGCACTGTCTCCCACAGCGACGGTGTTGGTGCCTTGAGCAGTGAAACCCGTGAAGTACCCCATAGCGACGGCAGCGATGCCTTGACTGTACCGACCCGCTTGGTACCCCACGGCGAGGCCATAGTCGCTTTGATTGTATTCACCCGCGTGTATAGCTAAAGCTGCGGCACTTACACCTTGATTGTTACAGCCCGCTTTGTGCCCAAGAGCCGTGGCGTAGGTGCCTTGATTGGACTCACCCGCGAGGTATCCCACAGCGACGGCGCCGCCGCCTTGATTGTACCGACCCGCATCACGCCCCATAGCGACGGCGTTGGCGCCTTGAGAGGTCTCACCCGCGGAGACCCCCACGGCGGCAGCGCTGGCGCCTTGATTATACCGACTTGCGTGTCGCCCCACGGCGACGGCGTTGGCGCCTTGAAAGGTACCTCCCGCTTCGTTCCCCACAGCGACGGCGTAGTCGCCTTGAGAGGTCTGTCCACCGAAAAATCCCATACCGACGGCGAATTCGCCTTGATTGAAGCGACCCGATTGGTGCCCCACAGCGACGGCGGAGCTGCCTTGAGAGTCCTGACCCGCTTCATAACCTACGGCTGTAGCAGCATAACTTTGATCGACCTCACCCGTATACGGACCCACAGCGGTGGCGTGAGAGCTTTGATTGTTAGAACCCGCGACGTACCCCATAGCGACAGCGTAGTTGCCTTGATTGAGGTTACCCGCGTCCTTTCCCACAGCGGTGGCCTGGTTGCCTTGGTTGTACCGACCCGTGGCGTCACCCAAAGCCGTGGCGTAGGAGCCTTGAGCCGAGTAACCCGCGAATATCCCCATAGCCGTGGCGGAAATGCCTTGATTGGACCGACCCGCGGCGTATCCCACAGCTGTGGCGTAGTCGCCTTGATCCGTGTAACCCGCTTCGTCCCCCACAGCGACGGCGAGGGTGCCTTGATTATTTGAACCCGCTTCGTGCCCCACAGCGACGGCGGAGGCGCCTTGATTGTTCCGACCCGCTAATGGCCCTATGGCGATGGCGGAGTCGCCTTGATTGTGCCGACCCGCGGAGTTTCCCACAGCGGTGGCGGCGGCGCCTTGAGAGTTTTGACCCGCGAGTCTCCCCACAGCGACGGCGTTGTCGCCTTGATCGTCGTTACCCGCCTGGTTCCCCATAGCGACGGCGTAGGCGCGTTGAGCCGAGTAACCCGCTTCAACACCCACAGCGACGGCGTAGGTGCGTTGAGCGATGTTACCAGCTTGTTTCCCCACGGCCACGGCGAACACACCTTGAGAGGTCCGACCCGCATTGTTCCCCACGGCGACGGCGTAGCTGCCTTGATGTGAATAACCCGCGACGTTCCCCATAGAGACGGCGTTGTTGGCTTGATTGAACTGACCCGCGGAGACCCCCACAGCGACGGCACTGCTGCCTTGAGATGTCTGACCCGCTCGGTCCCCCACAGCCGTGGCGGTAACGCCTTGATTGTAGCGACCCGCGACGTGCCCCACAGCGACGGCAGAGCTGGCTTGAGTGTCGTTACCTGCGAGGCGTCCCACAGCGACGCCGTCGATGCCTTGATTGTTACTACCCGCTTCGTCCCCCACAGCGACGGCGTAGTCGCCTTGATCGGTCTGACCCGCTAATGGCCCTATGGCGACTGCGTAGACGCCTTGAGAGTTCAGAGCCGCATCGAATCCCACGGCGACGGCGTAGCTGCCTTGTCTCGTCCGACCCGCACCACCCCCCACGGCGGTGCCGCGGTAGCCTTGATTATATGTGCCCGCGTAGCGCCCCAGGGCCGTGGTATCTTCAGCTTGATTGCTCTGACCCGCAAAGCGCCCCACAGCGACGGCGTAGGTGCCTTGAGAGGTCTGACCCGCTTGGGTCCCTATGGCGACTGCGTAGCTGCCTTGAGAGGTCAGACCTGCAGCGTTCCCCACAGCGACGGCGGAGGCGCCTTGATCCGTATTACCCGCGTTGCGCCCCACAGCGACGGCGTTTACGCTTTGAGAGGTCTGACCCGCTAATGGCCCTATGGCGACTGCGTAGGCGCCTTGAGTTGTTTGACCCGCGGCCCATCCACTTGCGACACCAAAACTTCCCTGATTGTATTGAGCCGCGCCATTACCTATCGCAACCGTATCATTGCCTTGATTGTTCGAACCCGCGAGGTGTCCCACAGCCGTGGCGTAGTTGCCTTGATCCGTGTTACCCGCGGCGTGCCCCATAGCGGTGGAGTATATGCCTTGAGAGGTCTGACCCGCTTGGTACCCCACGGCGACTGCGTAGGCGTCTTGAGCCGAGTAACCCGCATTGGCCCCCACAGCGGTGGCGTAGCTGCCTTGATCCGAGAAACCACTAGCACGTCCCACAGCGGTGGCGAATCCGCCTTGATTGAACCGAGCCGCGGCACGACCTATCGCAGTAGCGTCTTCACCTTGAGACTCCTGACCCGCAATAAACCCTATCGCGACGGTGGTGGCTCCCTGAGAGGTCAGACCTGCCTCGCGCCCTATCGCGACGGCGTAGGCGCCTTGAGCCGTAAAACCTGAGAGAGATCCTACAGCCGTGGCGCCATCACCTTGATTGGAATTACCCGCGGCGTGTCCAACAGCGGTAGATTGTAATCCTTGATTGGACCGACCCGTTTCTGTACCCACCGCGGTGGCCTGGTTGCCTTGAGAGGTTTGACCCGCACTGTTCCCCACAGCGACAGCGGAGACGCCTTGAGAGGTCTGACCCGCGGAGACCCCCACGGCGACAGCGCTGGCGCCTTGATTGTACCAGGCCGCATCCCTACCCACAGCGACGGCGGAGGCGCCTTGAGAGGTCTGACCCGCATTGACCCCCGCGGCGGTGGCGGCGTAGCCTTGAGACGTCGCACCCGCGTAATGCCCTAGAGCTATGGCGTAGGAGCCTTGAGAGGTGTTACCCGCGATGGCCCCCACAGCGACGGTGTAGCTGCCTTGATTGTACCGACCCGCATCACGCCCCACAGCGACGGCGTAGCTGCTTTGAGAGGTCTCACCCGCGGAGACCCCCACGGCGACGGAGTTGGCGCCTTGATTATACCGACTTGCGTGTCGCCCCACGGCGACGGCGTTTTCACCTTGAGAGGTGATACCCGCTTCGTTCCCCACAGCGACGGCGTAGCTGCCTTGAGAGGTCAGACCAGCACTCTGCCCAATACCCACCTTCCCATTTCCATCATTCGTTTTAATGAAAACTTCACCACTCATCAAAATATTACTTGTGACGTCGACATCCCCAGAAAATGTCTGGATATTCGTCGTCGCCATATGTTATTATTACAGTACAATTTTTTTGATTGGGTTTCCCTCAAGAAAATTATAGGTGCTGATGTAAAAATGGTATGTTAGTATCCAAAGACAATCTTTTCCGTAGTATCCTGAACCACATTCGCCACTGCCCCTGCCGACTTGGCCGTGAGATACTCTACAAATATATGGTACTCCCCAGAGGTATCTATGGCCGCAGAAGGTCTCAGAGCCACCGTTGTTTTGTCCGCGACGACTGCGGAACTCCATGGATTTGTACTCGCTGGACCAAAGACTTGAACCGAACCCACTTGGATATCACTTGTAGGGAAAGTACCACTCTTATTGCCTCCACAACACACGAGGGATATCGTGCTGATTTCATCGTCACCCTCGATGAGTTGAGCATCAATTTTGGCACTGAATGTTTCGTTTGTGAAACACACATTAATGTAGGGTTGTTCGGTATCGGCAATTGTTCCAGAGTAGGCGTAAGTCTTCTTTGTGACCCCCGCGGTATTCGTGATGAGACCCCCCGAGATGTAGACATTCGCCGCATGGACATTTGTTTGTGTACTGATACCACCCGCGACTGTGAGGGCGCCTGTGGTCGTTGAGGTGGCTTGAGTAGCATCGGTCACGGTCACGCTATCAGCCTCCACATCCTCGAGGTTGGCGTGTGTCGCATGAATATCGCCACCAATACCAACACCACCCGTTACTACAAGAGCGCCGTCGGTTTTACTGGTAACAGCCGTCGCATTCGTGACTGAAGTGACACCATCAAAAGTGGCCGCAGCACCATAGAGTGCCCCAGAAACACCCACACCACCCGTTACTACAAGAGCGCCAGATGTTTTGTCAGTTGCCGTGGTTGAATCGGTCACGGTCACACTATCCGCTTCAACATCCTCAAGATTGGCGTGTGTCGCGTGAATATCACCACTAATACCAACACCACCCGTTACTACAAGAGCGCCGTCGGTTTTACTTGTAACCGCAGTACTGTCCCAAATTTTAGTAACACCCCCAACATTTAGCTTTTCTTGAGTACTGACACCACCAGTTACTTTTAGGGCACCAGTGGTTGTGCTTGTAGATGTAGTTGAATCGGTCACGGTCACAC